AAGTATAGTACAAGGTTAGGAGACAGCTCACCATTTCACTAGGTCCTCGGTCCACTATTAGATTAAACTCCAACAGTTTCCCAAAGATTGTCTAGATCCACTGAGTGAACAGTAATCCACCACCATGTCGCCACCTTCCTTATGTTAACAGATCTTATCATGAACCCCCCGCAATTTTGCTTTTGTCGAAACTAGTCTGTAGGGTTTCCCCAGTGACAATTATCAACTGCAGCATTCTCGGGTACCGCGTTGTTTCCAGAGAGTCAGTGGGTACAAGAGCTACTATACTCCGAAGAGTATGCAGTTTTATAAGTACGCACATCGCCCATTGTGTCCGCGAGTCATGAACATTTCGATCCATCCATTCGGAATTCTGGCCGTACAAAATACTCCTTTAGTATAGTCGCCTCAATTAGATATCCTGGGCGTTCCTCCACCCCAGGTCCCTTAGCAGCACACTGCCATCAACCTCTCTCCAGGTATCAACTTTCAGAACATCCTGTTTCCTCCGTGTAGAAGTGTAAGCGCCAAGCTTGCGCATTGGCTCCCTTCTAGAATCTGATCTCCATTCCTAACTCGGTTACCTTTCGGACCGATCAACACCCCCCACCCGAAGGTAGCGATAGATGTAGAACTCCTCGTTAGTTCAGGTTGCCAGACTACGGACTCGTCACCGTCTCTCCCCCTTTACCGATTACACACGGCACACTCTTAGAACGCCAAGGCGATCTTAAGTAGGGTTTGACAATTGGTAATGAACGTGATTGTTGTATTCCATCCCGAGAAATTATGATAGCAGTATGCTGCATGGTTTTCAAAGACTTGGAAGACGCAGTCGGGGAGCACCGTTTCTTGGTAGCTTCACTGTCTTATTCTGGTTTGTTTTTCCCACCAGATCCCCACAGATTTTCTAGGCTAGATCTGCATAATCAGCAGACTGCTGTTTCCGACCCACTGAGACGGCGAACCGTCAGCCGAATCGAAGGTACTTGTAATTGCCAGCTGGGAGCTGGGCGTCATAGCCACCGTGAAGATGATGGTCATTGTCATGATCCAATCATTGGTCGTCTGGACCAAAGACATCCTCTGTTCGGTGATCTGACTCGTCGAACTGATAGCCTGAGAAGCAACGGTGGGAATACCACTCCATCGTGCCCTCAGGTTCCAGTAGATTTGAGTCGAGTCGACAAACCCTGCCTCCTGAATGCTGAAAGTTGCAATACAGAAGAAGTTCTGAGCCACTGGCGAGAAAATCAAACTGTCTGCTACTGCATTATGAGGGTTGGTTGCCAATATGATACCCAGCGGATTCACTGCAATGCCGGACGCGTTCGAAGAGAACGGATTCGTCCAGGCTACAGCAACTTCGCTGTTGTCCGCAATTACCTGCGTCGAGTTTACAAATAGTCGACTTACGTAGAGGTTTGCCGGAGAAAGTGGGATTCCCAAAATGGGAACGAAAAGCTCGCAGTCGTAAACGACATAGAGCTTTCCTACTTTAACCCCCGTAGACCCATCAACGTAAACGTCGAGACGCCCTGCGTCCTTCGTGGCTCGATCTCCCACCGCAATTGGTGAGTTATCGATCTGCTTCCGAGGACCCGCTTGGAACATAGCGCTTGGATCGAGATTCGTGTACATCTCGGTCCAGTAGGGTGTCTGGCAAGAGTCGTACTTGTCAACTGCCTCCTGCTCCGTCACGGCGTACGGAGCAGTGGAGGTGTAGTCGACCGAGTACGTCACTGAGCCTCTATCTGCGGTTGAGCACGTCGGTTCGTACTCGAACCGAAGAAGGTGGAATCGGTATTGTTCGAATTCCGCTGCTATCTTGGACAGCCGGGGAAATAGCGTCGGGTTTCCCGGATTTATCAAGAACGACCCTTTCCGGACCGGATTGGGCTGCTTCGACTCTTCCGCGTCGCCTACGATCGTCATTACCAACTCCCTCCTGGGGCCCTCGGCCCCGCCCCCTTCTCTCTTGGACTCGGATCTTTTCCTCGAAACGTATCGGAACGACCGACCTTTCGCCGCCGGTGCTGATTGCATCGGGCCGAACGATCGACTTCCCCCGAACGAGGACCCATTTCCAGGAAAGGAAGAGACCTTCTTCTTCTTCTTCTTCTTCAGTGGTCGAGAAACTGCAGCCAGGGATTGAATCCTCTGCATCAGTTGCTTCTCTAACTTGGCGGTCTCCGCCTTGGCTTTCTTCGACATGCTGATCCAGATTTGGACAGCTTCCTGTGTGTGAATGAGTTGGAATACTCAGACAGCAGCACGGGGTACCCTCGCGGTCAGAGGGGACTATACATCCTCACCAAACTCTCTTAACCCATCCCACCGAAGGTCCGCACGTTCAGCAGCGTACCTATCGATGAAGTCCACGGCCTCCTGCTCAGACGCAAAGCGAAATCCTCGCGTTGCAGGAAGGACGGGAATATGGGGAAGATTGAGAAGCGCCGTGTAGTCTCTCGGCGTTTTGGTTAGCACGGAACTATTAAGCTCCTCTTCACACAAAGAAGAACACCGTTTTGGGCTATTACTGGTGAGAACCCCGTAGCGAAAGTACATGTCATCACTGAATTCTTGATCTAGATCCCGTCTCCGAAGCCTCCCCGCCTGCCATTTGAACAGGTCGGGACCAAGCTCCGGAAGAGTCTGATTGAATGATCTCAGTGGTGGACAATCGCTGCCCGGTGTGCAATACCACTTGCACTCCCAGTTGTCCAGGATTTTGTCGATACTTAAAGGCTTGTAGCGATCACCCTTCTTAAAGGCACGAGGACCCCAGGACCAGGGGTCTTCGGCACGGCCAGTCTCGACGTCACAATAGGCCGCGATCAACTCGACTCGAGAGGACCAGGCGTCTGACTGTGAGATTTCATGAGCCTCAACGCCTTCACTTAGCAAGTGAACCTGGCGATAAGGAGCTCGAATAGGGCGGAACGAACCTATTTCTATGATCTTCTTCACAGTCGAAACGCTTTTTCCAATCGTTCGAAATAGCGAAAGAGAGTCATCCTTGATGAATCTCCCAGCTAATGATCGCTGCATTCTTGTAACCTTGAGACCCTTTGGGCTAAGGCGAAGGGGCAGACCGTAACCCCCTAGATGAACAGGCAAGTACCAGTTCGGCCGACCTGGGAGGCCTTTCTCGATTTTCGCAAACCGGGAAAAGACTTCAGGCACGCAAGCGCGTGACCAGGAACATTGATCGATCATAAGACCGACATCCTTGGCAATCATGTCAGGTGTCGAGTTACTCACGCCCATCTTGTTCATCCCAATAATCAGTCGTTGATTCAGGTACCCGACTCTTTTAATCCGGTCGCCGACTTGCCGATACTGCTGTGAGTTGATTAAGATACAATCCTTAGACAGATAATTCTTCCCCAGGCTTGGTACAAGGCCTACCCTGCGAGACTCTCGGAGGAAGGTTTGGTAACCCTCCATTGTAGTCTTGAAAAGAATATCATCTCCATTGATTAGTACCTTATGCTTATCCTCAGGTCTCCCACCAAAAGTGATCGCGGTTGAGTGTTTGTAAACCGCCAGGTTGATCGCACAGAGAAAAGGAAAAGATAGGACATGTCCCATCAATTGCCCCTCCCGAGTCGAACCACTTGACGAATTCTTAACTCCCAGATCTCGACAAACTTCGTCGATTTCCCGCACCTTCTGAGTCGGTTTCCTCTTCGGTGAGTCCCAAGCTAGATCTCCATACGTAGCCTCTCCGGTGAGGAAAGACTTATAGGCAAGATCAGCAAGGGGCACTCCCATCAGGATGAGCTCCTCACAGCAGACCAGTGTAGCCGCCTTCTTGATAAGGTCGGTTGCCGCTTCATAATCGCCGCTTACCCAAAAAGGGAGGGTGGCGTCCATCAGCTTTTCAATCAAGTCCTGATTGTCAGCCGATGAGCACTTCGAAGCAGTTGAGCCAATCTGCATTGTACTGTAGGGCGAGTTCTTCCAACGTTTAAGAAGAAATCCCTGAAGAGGGCGAAGGGCAGTGTACACATACCCATCCCCTTTCGAGATAACTCGCCACTTCGCTAGGTCGGGGACAGCGACGACGTCAACGTCGTTACCCTCGTAGGCAAACTCAGTATATTTCCCGGGTTTCGGAAAATTACCGATGAGTTCACGTACGCGCTGTACGCGCGCTGGATGGTCCCAGGTTGAAAAACCATGAGGCCGGGGAGCATTAAAGTTATAAAGGGATCGGTAGAGCCTTCGCCGCGTTGGGGTTGCCAACGACGCCTGGGCTTTATCTAGAGATTCCCTAAAAACCTTTTGCCTCCACTGGTCCAGCGCACGATTGGCGCCCCTGAGCTTCCCCTCCTTCCGGTCGATTGTCTGCATTTCCTCCTTCAGCTGAGGGAGGAGCGCCGCAATTCCCTTTTCCTGGAAATTCGACTGCACACAGGCGTTCATACTAGGTGAAAGACTAGTGAACTCGTGGGCCTTCGGGCTGCCAAAAAGCTCTCTGATCGTACTTCGCAGCACTGCTACGAACTCCGAAGACAGAGGTTCCTTTAGGCGGCTAGAAAGCCGTTCACGATGTTTTACTAGAGTCTTAACAAGATTCTCCTTAGTGAGAGGATCCCAGGCAGTCTTACTGCCCTTCTGCAGAGACATCAGAAAAGATATGTCTCTCTTGCAGATAGCCCTAGAAATGAAACGCCGACACCAACCAAGAAAGAGTGGACGATCGAGCCATTCTGGCCGGACTGCATCCCCGCCCTGGTTCTTATAACCAGCAGCAAGGTAGCGGTCCAGCCAGTACTTCGCGAAAGTCTGCTCCCTACAGTATTGGTCCCAGAAGAAGAGGAGATTATCTCGGGTCTTGGCCATAGACCCAACGAATTTCCCCAACTCTTTCTCGGTGAACCAAACCTTACGACCCGATGTTCGGCACAAGAACACTCGGAGGAAGGATTTTACCATTGCCGTCACGTTCCGGACGGGCGTACATTCAGTGTTTAAGAGCATACCTACAGATAGCTCCACTTTATGCACGGCTTTGTTTCTTCCCCACGTTTTGTAGGACAACGTGGTGTCTCCCCCTTGGAAGGGGATCCTCTCAAGCCGAGAGAGGATTGATGCCACGAGCTTGGTATATGATCGACCTTCAACGGACGATGCGACTTCAGGGGCTTTTCCTTGCCCCTTTGTCTCATCCGTCTCGGTCGAACTTACCTTTTTACCCATGACGTCTGATTGAGATTTTGTCTCCTGCTTCAGATTAGCAGCTGCCAACATTTCACTCTCGCATTCGCGAGCAGCGTCGGTTCTCTGACAGAATGAGAACCGTGGGGTGATGGCGCACTTGGATTGTGCGTTCG